CTTGAAATATATCCAGATGACGGGTGATATCTCTCTTGGAAACGCTGAAAAGTTCCAGAGACTAAATAACGCATTTGGCAAATCGCTTAGTCTTGGTAAGTTGACAGGTGAAACATACCAGCAAATGGTTGAGGCGGGATTTAACCCGCTGGCTGTCATTTCTGAAAAAACGGGCGAGACCATGGAACAGCTGCAAAAGCGCATGAGTAAAGGCAAGATTTCCGCCGAAGAGCTTGCGGGGGCTATGGAGACCGCAACGTCTGAGGGCGGAAAATTCTATAAAGGCATGGAAGAAGCGTCGAAAACAACGGATGGCCTCATTTCAACGCTGAAAGATAATGCCAGAGCGTTTGTTGGCGATGTCATGAAACCTATCACTGAAACGATCAGAACAGAGATATTGCCAGCAGCCATTAGCTATGTTGGGAGATTACAAGAAGCGTTCAATGAGGATGGGTTGAGCGGCGTTGCTGACGAGTTCGGGAAAATTTTCAGCGAGGTTGCGCAGTCCGTCGCGGATGCCATCCCTGGTATCGCGGATGGGATTGCAAAGGGAGCGCCAATTTTAATCAATGCGGTATCCGGCATCATTTCATCGATTGTTTCAACAATTACGAGTGTTCTGCCAACAGTTCTACCAACTTTGGGAGCTGCGGCGATCACGCTTATGACAGGATTGCTTCAAACAATTCAACAGAACGCCGCGCCAATCAGCGAGGCTGTTGTGCAAATAATCATGATGTTCGTACTGTTTTTGACGGACAACATGCCGATGATCGTAGAGACAGGCATGACGATATTGCTTGCTGTGTCACAAGGCATATTGGACAATATACCGTCGCTCATTCCGGCAATCGTTGAAATGATCACGGGGATTGCTCTTGCGATCACTGAACCAAACACGCTGGCTCAGCTTGCGATTGCTTCTCTAGATATCATCATTGCGGTCGCACAAGGCCTTTTGAATGCACTTCCACAATTGCTCGAAGCGGCATTACAAATCGTTGTGAATCTCGCTTTGGCATTCGGACAGGCAGCCCCTCAACTGTGGGACAAAGGAAAAGAATTCATCGTTCAGTTGGGTGAGGGCATTTGGGCGCAGTTATCAACTTTGTTTACGCAGATTGGTGGCTGGGTGGATACGAACATAATTAAGCCCGTAAAGGATAAGCTTGAAGAATTTCGTAGTATTGGCAAAGACCTTATCATGGGCATTTGGAACGGCATTAATGACAAAGTTGCTTGGTTAAAGCAGCAAGTGAAAGGCGTAGTTGATAAAATCAAGAACTGGTTCACAGGCACGGATGGATTTGACGAGCATTCACCATCTCTATGGGGCAAAGGCGTAGGTGCATACTTGTTTGAAGGTGTAGGGCTTGGCGCGGAGAGTGCATTGCCGAATGTTCTTGCTACTATGGGAAATTCAATTAAACGCATCAAGCAAACTATATCGTCGGGAATGGCAACAGCCTTGGGTTTCACCATGAATGCAGTGGAAAGCGTCGGAATGAACGCATCAGCAAGTGGCAGCACACCAGCGAGCGTCGCTCCTGCGCCGAATTATCAGTTCATTATCAACGCCAAGGACAAAGACACCGCAATTGAAGTTGCGGACGCGACGGTTGCAATGCTACAAACTGCGAGGTGGGTGACCACATGAACGATACGTTGACCTATATCAATAATAATGGTGTATCCGTTGTTTTGAGTCTCAAAAACGGGTATGCCGTAGAAACATGCTCTGGTGCGAACGGAAACACGGTGAATGTGGCGACAGCGCAAGGCGTTGGGCAAGTCGGCGCGACGGTGCAATCAAGGGTGGTCGAACCCGTACCAATGACCATAACAGGCATGATTCTCGGAACGCCGACAGAGGCAAGGCAACGGGCAAATAAGCTGCAAGAAGTCATTTTGCCGGGAGTTGATGCGAGATTGTACCATAACGGGACTTACTACAGGATCGTAACGCCAACCAAAACGCCTGTCATTGAGGCGGTGAGATGGTGGCCGCACTTCCAGTTTTCGGTTCTGGCTGCATATCCGTACTGGCTGAAAGACCAAACGACAAAAACTATCCTCACTGGCGTTATTCCAAGGTTCAAGTTTCCGTGGAACATCAGCAGAGAATACAAGTTTGGCGAGACCATTGCTACGGCGTTTGTGAACATCCGAAATGAAGGGCAACTGCCGTGCCCTTACACGGCAATGTTTACGGCAAAAGGCCCGGTGGAGAATCCGAGAATCGTCAACGCGATCACAGGAGAATACATGCAGCTGAATCGAAGCATGATCGCGGGTGAGCGGGTGACGATTCAAATCACGCACGACCTTACTTTTGTAACGTCAACGATTGATGGAGATATCCGGGGAGACTTGGACATTGATAGCGATTTGTGGACGATGGCGGTAGGGGATAATCTGATTAAGACCGAAGCGGACAGCGGCGCGGCAAACGTCGTTGTGAGCATCGATTTAGCAATTGAAAAGGTCGGGATTGTATTATGCTAGTCGTATATGATTCCGGCCTTTCTGGCTACCATGAAATCAAACCCATTTCGTACACAACCGAAGAGTGGTACAACGACATCGGGAAGTTTACGTTGATTGTTGCGCCAAGCAAATACAACATCGCGCACTTGAAAAAGGGAGCGATTCTTTTTCGCACTGCCATCAAGCAGGCGATGGTGATTACTCGTGTAAGCCCGGACACATCACAGGACAGAATCACCATAAACGGGTTTACCGCAAACTGGATTCTGAACAAAAGAGCAATCGCCGTTGCCGCTACGATTGCGACGGTAGAAGCAGATATATATGCTGCCATCACGTCAAATCTGCGTGAGTTGCCGAATGTTGTCACGGCGGCGCTGAAAGCGCTCACGGAATCATTCAGCGCAATCTTGCACGGTGGGCAGATGCTCACAGAGTTTATCAAAATTCTGGATGCAGTGGAGCTGGGACAAAAGGTTTATCTGGATGTGAAGACTAAGAAGCTCGTGTTTGAGATTTACAAGGGGCGCGACCTGACAACAGGGTCGCATGCGGTCATCTTTTCTGATGAGCAGGGAACCGCTCGTGATCTCAAAATTAAAGATGACGAGAGCACGTTTTCAAATGTTTGCTACGTCCTAGGGACAATGAGCGATGGAACATCAGTTGTGCGAACGGTTGGAACCGCAACGGGCGCAGATCGTTTTGAGTACTGGCTAGATTCGCGACTAAAGCAAGCCAACGATGAAACAGCAGAAGACTTTTACGCCCGTGTGGACAGCGTTGGTGTTGCCGAGATTGCAAAGCGCGTTCGCGACATCGGTTTTTCTGTTCGTGTAGATCCCGGAGAGTATGGGAAAACCTACACGATGGGCGACAAGGTAGTATGCGTGTCGAAAAGATTCGGCATCGCGTTTATTGCGAAGATAAACGGGGTGAAGCGGACACAGCAAGCACAAAGCGAGACCGTCAACATTGTCCTTGGAGAACCGCAACTCACACTGATTGGAGAAATTAAACTATGGCTGAAATAAAAAGCTATCCCAACAATGTAGACGTAGAGATTGGCGCAGAGAACGTCATGAAGTGGCATCACGGCAGAAGTTCGGGTGTTTACGGGGCACAAGGAGAACTCGCCGTTGCCGCGCTGGAACCGCCTGAAATGGCGGTTACCGTGTCAGACGGCCATGGCTGGTTGACGGATGCACTTGGAAACGGGATTCACTTTTGGAACGACATCTTTGCGGCAACTGCCGCACTCTTGCGTCTTCCAATTGAAACGGCTGACGGTGTGTTGAATCGCATCGACCGCGCAATAGTCGAATGGTCAACGCCAAATTATACGCAACTTCCTGAAATTAAAATCCTAAAAGGCGTTGCCGCTATGCAGCCTGAGCCTCCGGCGCTCACAAACAACGCATCTCTGCGGCAAATCTCTTTGTCGCGCATCAGCGTGGCTGCTGGCACGCTGGCGATCACGAAAGGAATGATCTCGGACGAGAGGTTAGAGCCTACGGTATGTGGCATCGTTACCGAAAGCACAGTAGTGGACACATCCATGGCGGCAGCGCAGTTCAATGAAGTTCTCGGTGAAGCGCAGACCCTAGTCAACCAACTACAGGGAGATGCGGTGATTGACCATAGTGGAACGCATGAGCCGGGTGGGGATGATGTCGCAAGGTTTGTATTCTACGGCGGCGAGCAGGGGCTTACTGATGCGCAAAAGGCACAGGCGCGGTCGAACATCAGCGCGGAGACATCGCGATTACAGTTCATCAATACCGTAGTAGACAACGCGGCATTTGTCGCGGATGCAACGTATGCGGATTTTCCATTTCGTGCGGCGGTGCCGCTTGGAAGCCAAGTGGCAGATGATTGGGACGTTCGTGCAACCATGGTGCCGTATGTTGTATTCGGCGCGGTTGACGCGATTAGCGGAATTTTCGCGCCTGTGGCCGATCCGTATAACGGAGGAGTATATCTCTATGCATCCGAGGTACCTGCGGTGGATATCACTGTTCCGACGATGATCTTCTGGAGGTGACGTATGTCGAGACTTAAATACTGCCCGGGTTTTATAAAGGATGTCAACCCCGAACGAAATATTGCAATGAATGCGCGAATTAGGCGTCGCAGACGTTACGTAAACGTGCTATTCCTTGCGGCGACTGTCACAACGTTACTCGCTCCGTTGATGATTTCAGATACAGGTAATGTGTCTTTTTATGGGTTATCAGGGCAAAAAGTCGAACATGTTATAACCGATGATAAATCCTATGAGATTAGGCGTAAAATGACGGTTCCGCTACTCGTGGGGTACATCGGCAAGACTAACAGCGTTATGACGTCGCAATTCACGATCGCAGACGTATCATACACGGGATCATGGGCGTGGATTGATGATGGCAACGGAGATTACCGCATCAATTTTTTGACCAGCGGAACGTTCACACCAGCGAAAGCCATCACGATTGATGTGTTCCTTATTGGCGGCGGCGGCGGCGGTCGTACGATTACAAACTCTACGGGCGGCGGGTGCGGCGGCGGTGGTGGTTACACCGGAACGTGGAAATCTATCGCGCTTAACGCAAACCAAGCCTACACAATAACGATTGGTTCTGGTGGAGCAGCAGGAGCAAACGGAGGTATAACCTCCGCGTTTGATCATTCCGCAAATGGTGGATTTGGTGCTGGCGCGGGGGCTGGTGGAAACGGTAGCTCTGGTGGCGGTGCGAATGCAAACGGTGGTGTTGCGGGTGGAAACGGCGGTTCTGACGGCAGTAACGGAACCGCTGTAAATAGCATCCCGGGAGGAACTGGACAATTAACCACGACAAAAGCATTTGGCGAATCGTCTGGCATATTATTCGGTGGCGGTGGTGGTGGTGGTGGTAGTGCCACTAACTACAACGGGGGAACCGGCGGAAATGGCGGCGGTGCAAACGGTGGATACGCTGGCAATAATGGTTCCAGCGCAGCCGCGAACACCGGCGGCGGTGGCGGCGGTGCAGGATATGTCGCTAGTGGGACTAGATACGGCGGTTCTGGCGGTTCTGGACTTTGTGTTATCCGCAACCATAGATAGGAGGAAAGTACATATGGATGAGCCTATGAATTTTGCGATAGTGGAAGACGGAGTCGTTGCCAACGTGATTTGGCTTAGCGCTTCAAACCGAGAAGATTTTCCGAACTCAGTTTGTGTTGCAAACCGCGCGGTCGCAATCGGGGACCAGTATATTGATGGCGCTTTCTTGCGCGACGGATTACCCGTGCCCGTTTATACGGATCAGATAGACGATCTCGTCAGACAGGTTGATGAACTGGAGAAAGCAATAGAGATGATCGAGGAGGCACTAAATGGATAATGTTAATGAGCGTAAGGACGTAATGCTAGATAAGATATCTGACCTCAAACAGGCGCGGGATGCTGCGGAAGTGCTGGTAAAAGCATTGGAGAAGGAAAAGTCGCTTCCTGATTCGGCTAAAGCTGCGATAACTGCATATGGGAATAAGAAAAAAGGATAAGCACGATAAACCT